TAAGGCACAGAACGCCGGGCCACTAATTAAGCTGGTGGCAAGATTTGGGTAATCACTCCCACACACTAGAATGCTTAAATGGATGTAGTAACTGCCGGCTATACATATTATGAAAGTTAAGAGGGTGGAAAATGGGGAATGTTCTCGATGTAAAGACGCAAGCTAGGCTCTTGATGATAACAGATCAGTTTAAGTCTAAGGATAAAACTAAGAACCTACTGTCTCATATAAGGTATGGAGTAAGAGGGCCTACGTTGGATGTTATCTATAAGCAACTAGGCGGGGTAGTTAAATGACAAGGTTAATCAAGCGAATCATATGCAGAATAATAGGGTGCAAGTTAGGTAAGGTGTGGGAGACCTCCGGCACATACATGATAGGGGAATGCTCAAGGTGTGGAGAGCTATACAAGGTAATATTAAAGTGATATGGTGGCGAGATAGGTAAATCCCCGATGAGGTGAACGGGATAGATACTAGTTAGCGAGAAGGGCGGAGCTTTCACCTGAATTAAGGTGAGTTTGAAACAAAGCGTGTGAAGCCTGATTGCCCCTACTAGCCTCATGGGGTGCCTAATCAACCATAGCTAATAAAGCGGAGACGTGGAGTAGAGCAGTGGTCAGCTCGCCAGCCTCATAAGCTGGAGGTCGTGGGTTCGAGTCCCACCTCCGCTACCAAATCCCTAGCCATAACTAATAAGCGTGCGAAGGGTAATGAGATAGGTGCCGAGGTTGAGTGAATGTGTTAGGGAACTCAAGTTAAGGGCGAAAGTGGGCAACCGTTAGTAGATTGGGAGGATGCTAGATGGATGGCTAGACACATAGTCATCGTGAACTAGCAAGTAGGCACAAATCTCTATTCCCAGTTAATAAAGACCTTCGAGGGTCAGGTGACACGGCACCTGGACTTGTTGGAGTATATGCAAGGCTTTTACGGTTGAGCCTTATCAACCGTACTTAAAACAGTTGAACTAATAGGTAAAGTTATGGTGGCGGAATAGGTAGACGCTACTATCGGTCAAGGTGTGGCAGAGGCTTATGGCCTTAATCCCGTCTAGTGGTTGGTGCACCAATTCAGCTAGAGAAACAGTTAGTCCATCTAGGGTGACAGAAATTCAAATCCCTAGCCATAGCTTAGGGTGCTGCGAATATGGCGAATAAGCAGCGTCAGTTTGAAGTACAGAGAGTGGTAGTTGCTGAGAAGTCCATCTCTTAACCGAATTATCGGGCCGATACGGTAACACCCTAGCCATAGCTCATTCACCAATGGCGGAAAGAGTTGGGCTGTCGTTATGCGTCAGCCTAATCAACCGTACTTAGAACAATGAAATTAACGCAAAAGCAACAAACATTCACAAGACATATATTTGAGGGAAAGAATCAGAGTGACGCCTATAAGAATGCGGGATATGCAGTCGCCAAGCAGACAGCAAATACCATAGCTGCCAATGCCTCAAGGTTAGCAAATAATGTTAATGTTAAGGCCCTAATAGAACAGATGAATCAAGAGGCCGAAGATGAGTCCCTAGCTAAGGTGCTGGAACGTAGGCAGCGATTAACAACCTTTATCAGAGAAGATAACTACAACAAGTTTGGTATCAACAGGCAGGGTAATATCCAGGCCATAGCTGAATTAAACAAGATGGAGAAGGTATATGAGGAGAAGGGTTCAGTAGTAGATAACAGAACAATCAATGTAATCGTTAATTCAGAGGACGGCAAGGAGATCATAAACAGACTCGCTAGTGGAGAGCGAACAGAAAAGAAGTAACAATGGATATACAAGTAACCAGAGTCTTCGATGAGAATGCTGAGGCGTGGCTAGGTAGTAAGAGGAGGGCATTAAACGAAGGCGGGACGGCATCAAGCAAGACATACTCAATCCTACAGCTTCTAAGTTTAATAGCCCAGCACGCTAAATCCAAATTACAGATATCAGTAGTAAGTGAGTCCCTACCCCATCTCAAGAGAGGTGCGATAAGGGACTTCTTTAATATACTAGGGGAATCTACTAGCGTTAGTCAGTACAACAAGACAGAGCAGACATATACCTTTGAGAATGCTCAGATAGAGTTCTTTGGTGCTGATGAGGCGGCTAAGGTACGAGGGCCGAGACGTGATATATTATTTATCAATGAGGCCAACAACGTACCCTGGGAGACAGCTAGAGGGTTAGATATACGAACTAACATGTTTACCTTCTGCGACTGGAACCCTGTAAGTGAGTTTTGGGCACATCAGAACTGGATAGGGCAACCAGGGAACGCTTATATACACTCTACCTATCAAGACGCTAAACACGTTATACCACAGGCTGTTATTGATAACATAGAATCCAACCGCGATAAAGACCCTAACTGGTGGAACATCTACGGGCTAGGGTTGATCGGTAAGATCGAGGGGTTAGTTTATCCCTTATTCAAGCAAGTGGAGAGGCTCCCTAGTCAAGGGGAGTTAATCTATGGATTAGACTTTGGCTTCTCTGGGGATCCCAGTGTACTGACTAAACACAAGATATTCCCGGAGGAGATTTACTCAGAGGAATTAATCTTCGAGGTAGGCTTAACCAATCAAGACATAGCCGAGAGAATGGTAGCGTTAGGGGTAGAGAGAAACAAGGACGAGATATGGGCGGACTCAGCGGAGCCCAAGTCCATAGAAGAGATATTCAGGCTAGGGTTCAATATCAAGGGCGCACCGAAGGGACCGGGGAGCGTAGAATATGGACATCAGAAGGTTAGACAGTATCGACAGCATTGGACCAAGGATTCAGTTCGATGTATCAAGGAACAACGGAATTACCGCTACCTGCCTGATAAAGATGGACGGCTCACAGAGAAAACAACCCACGCCTTCTCTCACGGTATGGACTCTCGACGATACGCGGTTATGGGGTTTAGTGAAGAACCCGAACCCGAAGAAGTAATTAGAACATATGACTCAATGGAACTGGTAAAAGGACTGGAGCTATAAAGGAGAGAGCAAGTGTTTAAAAGGATAAGCTATATCATTATGCTATCTTTGTTTGCGGTTATCTATCTACCGCTTATTATTATCGCCTTTGTCTATGATGGTTATAAGGATAAATTTAATGACTGATATACAAGAAGAAAGGTTAAGAGAGTTATCACCGAGAGATGAGCTAGACCTATTAATCATGGAAGCCACTCAAAGCGTAGAGAAGACGTTAGCGTTAGAAGATGCTGGCTGGGTTAATCTCAGCGGTACTTCAATGGACGTTATTAGTTCATCAGAGCGTAAGACTAATACACAGCTCTCACGTCTCTACTCTACCAAGGATCCATTAGGCAAGCAATCAATTAGGCTATGGACTGATTATACGTTTGGCCCGGGGATGACCTCTCACTCAGATGAAGACCCTACCGAGAAGGCTAGGGCTGAGTTCTGGGACGCTAAAGAGAATCAGAAGGTTTTGGGGTCGTTAGGGCAACGTACCTCATCGGATAAACTCTTAATAGACGGCGAGGTGTTCTTTGCTATATTCTTAGGTAGTACGCAAGATGTCGTTAAGATCAGGTGGATAGACCCTCTACAGATAACCGAGATTATCACTAATCCGGATGACCAGTTAGATGTTTTGTACTATAAGAGAGAGTGGACAGATGCTCAGGGTCAGCTCCATAAAAGCTATTATAGGTCAGTATCTAATGAGAAAGATGTAGGGGCTAAAAATTCTACCGGTAAAGAGATCAAGAGTACCGAGAAAGCCTTAGTTTACCATATCGCCTATAACACTATTTCACAGAGGGGCAATCCATTACTCTTACCGGCCCTAAGCTGGATGAAGTATTATACTAAATTCTTATCTTCAAGAATAGCGGTTATGCTGGCGTTAGCTAAGTTTGCCTGGAAGGATAAGGTAACAGGTGGGCAGGCTAAGGTAGACGCTATCAAGGCGAAGACACAAGGTAAGGAAATCGCCGCTGGGTCAACTCTATTAGAAAACTTAGGGTCTGATACGACACCGATTAAAACAGAGACCGGTGCTGCTGCTGCCTATCAAGACGGCAGGATGATTAAACTCCAAGTCTGTGCTGCGGTGGGAATACCAGAGCAATACTTCGGGGACATATCAATCGGTAATCTAGCTACAGCCAAGACGGTTGAACTCCCCATGATGAAGATGTTTGAATCTTATCAAGCTATCTGGGCTGACGCTTATAAGGATATAAATGAGATTGTATTTACCTTCAAGGGAATTCCAGAAGATAAGCAATATGTAGATATGGACTTCCCTGCTATAGCGCCAGATGATGTATTCCAAGCGGCACAGGCAATGGCTACTACCTTACAAGCTATACCTGACCTAGCCTACTCAGATGATGTGAAACAACTGGCACTAATGAACATGGGGGTAAACGACCCTGCTGAGGTATTGGATGCTCTGAGTAAAACCGAGGAGAGCAACCCAGAGCTTAAAGTAGCCAAGGCATTAAAACCGTTTAGGGAATATCTGGGAGAGTGGATGCCTGAACTCCGTAGGCGCAGGAGCAATGCTAGTGATATAGCACGCACGGAAAGAGACTATGAAGGTACTTAAGGGAGTCATTAAAGGAGAAGTAAATGAACGAAACATCACCGCTACAGAAACAGGACTTAACCCCTATATACCATAAGTTAGAGAGGGTCGTGGAACTGCTTGAGGCACTAACTTGCCAGTCCAGAATTACGATGGAACTAGATAGAGAGACTATAGCTCGTACTATAGTTGTGCCACGCCAAACTAAAGGAGAAGTAAATGAAGTGTGAGAAGTGTCAGAATATAGGGTATATCGAACTAGACAAGATAGGTCTACAGTGCCAGATATGCGACTGTGAGGCAGGCAAGGCATACATGGAGAGACTGGGATTGACAATGCCTATGATAGAGGAGTCGACAACAGTAGATATTATAGGGGCAACGCTTAACCCATATGAAGATGATTTTGAGGCACTCAAAGAGATACCCACCAACTTTGCTAAGAAGGCGTTAA